GGATTTGAATTATTCGATTTCATACAAGAGCTTAGGCAAAAGGGGCACAAAATAACTACGGGCTCCTTGGGCATGGCCGCTTCCATGGCAGGCATCTTATTGCAAGCGGGAGACGTAAGGTGGATCGGGCATCAAGCATGGATGATGATCCATAGGGCTGCATTCGGAGCGATTGGTAAAACATATGAGGTGGAAGATGAAGTAAGGTTGGTAAAAAGAATTGAAGGAAGAATTTTAGATATCTTTACTTCTAGATCTAACCTAACTAAAATTAAAATAAAAAGAAATTGGGACAGAAAAGACTGGTGGATAGACGCTGACGAAGCTGTATCTTTAGGGTTAGTCGACGAAATTCGAGCGATGATGCCTGAGCACCAAAATAATAAAAAAATAACAAAGAAAGTAAAAGCAAATGTACGGAAGACTAAAAGATCCTGAAAAATACGGAGCGTGGACTAGAGCAATTAAGAGTTGGCTTAAAAAAGCTTGGAAAAAAATTAGACATTATTGCTGTAGCGTGGGATTATGTACTATAGATAAGTGCAAATGCTCATGTCATGAGAGTAAGTAGCAAACATAAGTTTATATTCCTCAGTAATCCTAAGTGCGGATCTACAAGTATAGATTACGCTTTACAAGATTATTCTACCTTCGGGCACGAACACTGTAGGCCTGACGAAAACTATGTCCCTCCAGAAGACGGAGGATTTGATAATAGAGCAATACGACATATTAACGCTTACCAACTAAAAGTTTACTTTGATCACATGAAATCTACGGACGACAGTGATTTTGATTGGGAGTGGGATAATTATTATAAATTTACCACAATCCGAAATCCTTGGGAAAAAATGGTGTCCTATTATTTTCTCTCCAAGCCCGATAAAGATAACAACTTCTTTATGGAAGTGGATAAGTGGAATAAAGACACAGCATTTAGCAACGGATTTAATAGTTGGCTAAAGTGGGTTATATCCCTCCACGGACTCCCTTCTTACGAATACTTTTGTTTAAATCACGAAACGAAAGAAGAAATGATTGATGAAGTCTTTGACGTGGCCGAAATAAATGGAGGACTAATTACTAAACTAAATGAATTAGGATTGGATATTGAAGAAATTCCCAAAAGGCAACCTATGAGCTTAGAGGTAACTGCTTCGAACATAACGGAAGACTATTTTTCTTTGTATAATACAGAATCAAAAGAAATTATAGAAAAAGTGTATGCCTCAGATATAGATAAGTTCGGCTATACTTTTGGGGCTTAATTTAGCCGTCTTTCTATTAGAACTTTAAGTTCATGCGCTATATTATTAACCCTTATTGAATAAGCTCTGATCTCATCATCTGTATCTTTACAGTAATGTAGAGATAACTTCATAATCTCCTCAGCCTTTTCTGCAGCTTCCTTTTTAGCCAAGTTATCCATATCTTATTTTAGCCTAAAGTTAGAAAAAATTAATAAAATATTTCAAATATGTGGTATAATAAGTAGATATGTTAAAAATATATTGTCAAAAATGCGGGGGCTTAAATGCTTATGTCTCAGAAAAGCCAAAATTCTGCCAAAAATGTGGTAATACTTTCGGCTCAATAGGCGCACCAAAAAAACTTGAAAAACAGGCGCGAGCTTTTGCTGAAGATGAAGATTTAGAAATACATCATATCCCCGATATTGATGGATTGTTGGTAGACATAGATGTAGCCGGACCCAGTAGTAGCACAATCGGTAATATTGCCGGAACGAATAAAGAAGGATTAAAAATAGAGCGGAGAGAGTTATCTCCGGAAGAAGCCAATATGGACCCCGTGGCTGAGTTAAAAAGAGAAGGGTCAACACTAAGACAAAATGAATAAAAAAAAGCCTAGCAAAAAAGCTAAGGCGCAAGCAAAGAAAAAAAAGGAATTAAGGTTTGAGGACTGCTTAGGGATAATTAACGAAGAGATAGCGAAAAGGAGAGGAAAATGGAATTTATCGGTTATAGCTTGGATGGATTTTGAAGATGTATCACAGATACTAAGAATACACATTTATAGAAAATGGCATCTTTATGATCAAACCAAAAATCTAAAGCCATGGATTAGGACAATAATTGGGAATCAAATTAAAAATTTAGTTAGAAATAACTATACTAATTTTGTTAAACCCTGTGCTAAATGCGCTGCAGCTGTAGAAGAGCATGGTTGCCTAATTTATGAGCAACAGTGCAGCGCTTGCCCATTATACAAAAATTGGGAAAAAAATAAAAAAAGTGGATACCAAGCAAAAATGCCCTTATCTCTTGAAAACCACTCTCAAGAAGTTTATCATTTACCAACGCATAATGAATTTAATCTTGAGATATCTATTAAAAATTTAAATAATAAGATGCAGGAAGTTTTAAAGCCTCACGAATGGAAAATTTATTGCTATTTATATGTTGATAACTTATCGGAGTTAGAGGTAGCAAAGAAAATGGGCTACAAAACTTCAGAAAAGAATAGGTCCCCGGGGTATAAACAAATTAAAAATGTTAAAAAGAAAATCATATTAAAAGCCAAACAGTGTTTGGAGAACGACGAAATAGATATATATTAAAGTAAATTATGTCCGGCGCAAATTTAACAGAGGAGCAAAAGGAGGAAGTTTTAAAAGAGTGGGAAAAGAGATCTGATAATCCACCCTCACTTTTAGAACTAATTAGAATCGCTTACCCAGATCAACCACATTTAGACGGAAGAAGTAAAGAAGGAAAAGCGGTTAAAGCTTTTCTAGCGACGAAAGAAATCTCGCCCCTAGCATCTCATCAATACCAGCCTAAAAAGATCGAATTAACAGAGGAACACAAAGAGTTTATTCGTAACAATTTTCAAATGATGTCATCAGTAGAAATGGCAAGAGTATTGTTCAAAAATAACGAACTGACAAACCTTAGTGCGGAATCAAGAGCGGTAGACGAATACGTTAAGACTCTAAACCCTACTATCGCTTTTCGACCAGAATCGGAAATTCCCGATGAGGATTATAAACCCCCAAAAACTACCCACGCCGCCATAACGAAAATAAATACTTATGTTTTAGAAGGCATAGATAAAAATAAAATAACTCCCAGCGAAAAAAAAGGCATTAATAGTTTAATCGGCTATCTTCATACTTACAGATTCCTTCATCAAATAAATACCTATGAAAATCAAACTGTTCGAGAGTTATTTGAAAGTAGCTTTATTAGATATACGTGGGACAAATATGATCTAACACAAGAAGAAGTAGATCAATATATAGTTTTATCTGGTGAAGTAGTTATAGCCTCTAATATTCAAAGGCGAGTAGAAAGACTACAGCAGCATCTAGACGAGTCCGCGGAAGATTCGGAAGGAAGGCGTATAGCTATGTCTCTCGTAGAGTCCATAAGCACGGCGCAAACGGAATATAATCAGTGCGTCAATCGACAACAAAAATTACTCGAAAGCCTTAAGGAAAAACGTAGCGATAGACTTAAAAAGCAAGTGTCAGATACGGCGAGCATACTTAACTTAGTCGAGATGTGGAAGGAAGAGGAGTCTCGTAAAAAAATGATTCAAATCGCCGAATTGAGAAAAGAAGTAATTAAAGACGAAATCGAAAATCTTACTTCTATGGACGAGATGAAAGCAAAAATAATGGGAATATCACAGGGGGAAATTTTAGATGGTTAAATGTGCGATATGTAAAGAAGAATACGAATCCGATAAGGAACTGCATAGGCATTTGAGAAGTCACAAAATGTTATTGGTAGATTATTATCATAAATATTTTCCAAGGAAAGACCTTTACACTGGCAACTTACTAAAATTTAAAAACAAAGAATCATACTTTGAAAACGACTTTGATAATAAAACGCATTTAAAGAAATGGTTAAATGATCAAGAAGAAAACGTAGCAAAAAGTTATTGCGTAAGGCTTTTATCTAAAAGGGTGAGAAGGCTAGGCCTAAAATACGTTCCCACTGAAGTAGAACTTAAAAGCTCCATGATACCGCCCACATTATATCTAGAAAGAATTTTGGAAGGGTATTATTCTTTTTGTCGAGAACAGCTGTCTTTAACTCAAAAATTTAAGGCGCTCCCCAAGGGACTGGGTATGCCTCACGATCTATCCGAAAATAGCTTTAACGTATCTAACTTTACTATTTATGTAGACACTAGGGAGCAAAGGCCTTTAAAATTTAATTTTCCGATTGAAGTCAAAACTCTAAGTTTCGGAGATTACGCTTGTAGCGATAATAGAATAAGCGCGAATATTTATATAGAAAGAAAGTCTTTAACGGATTTTATAGGGACTATGAGCGGGGGGCTAGAAAGATTTAAAAAAGAAATAGAGCGATCTAAAGAAGAAAAATGCAAGTTAATTGTTTTGGTCGAAGAATCGTTAAGTAACGCGCTGTCTTTTAAATATTTACCATACATTTCGAAAAAGATAAGAGCCACGCCAGAGTTTATCTTTCATAATGTTCGAAGCCTATGTCAAGACTATGATAATATACAATTTCTATTTGTAAAGGGAAGAAAAGAAGCAACAAGGGTAATAGAAAAACTTTTTACTTACGGCTCAAAGTACGCACAATATGATTTACAATTAGCTTATGATAATAAGGAATTATAATTATGAATATCAATATAAAACGAGAAGAATATTTTGATCATCCCCATAATACGACGATAGAAAACGAGCGGGCTATAGAAGTAGTTATGGGACTTAGATACCTTAAAGAATGCGGAAAAAGCTTAACAAAAGATAGGATAATCGAAATTGGCTCAGTTATGCCTCATTACTTGAAACAACCAGTATCTCATGAAGTTTTAGACCCAGAAGACCCATACGCTACGATAGTAGATTTTGCGGAAAATCATAGCTATAAAGGAGATCATGTCTTAAGTATATCAACAATCGAACACATAGGAAAAGTGGGACCACGAGACCAATTTAAAAACGCAGAAGAAGAAAATTTGCCCTTGGGCTACAATTTGTTATGCAGAATCTATGAAGAAAGTAAATCATGTTTGATTTCTTGGCCGATAGGCTATAATACATTCCTTGATAATAGCGTCTTAAACTCTAAAGAAAATGGTGTTGAATTAAATTATTTTTTTTATATAAAAATGTGTTCCGAGCCCGAGCCCGTATGGGAATTGGAGCAAAGTGATGAAGGATTTAAACATTTTTATGGTACGCCGTTTTCACATGCGAACAGCGTAATTTTTGTCCATAACATGACTTCATAAATGTGGTACTGTCCAGAAAAGTATACAAAAGATATTCCGAGCGTTAACGGAGAACTTCTTAAACTAGAAGGAGACCTTAATACTAAGGAAGCCAAGATTTCTTTAGCTAAGTTCTTGCGAGCAAATCTAGGCTTTACCACAGAATTGATCTCAGGGATCAAACTCGCCCCCTTTCAAGAGATAACCCTAAAGGGTATGATGAATCGAAATTTTTCGATGTGCGTCTGGGGTCGCGGTTGCGGTAAAACCTTCATAGCTTCCATCTTTTGTTTCTTGCAGTGCATTTTTGAGCCCGGAACTAAAATACTTATAGCTGGCCCTACATTCCGTACCGCCCGTTTTATTTTTGAAAATTTAGAGAAAATCGTAGACTCAAAAGGCGCACAATTTTTAATGCAGTGTTTCGGCGCAAAGTCCAAACGGAATGATCAATTTAAGTGGGATATTAATGGGGGAACTATCACCGCTATTCCGTTATCTGGAGAAAAGATCCGCGGTTTTCGTGCAAACGTTTTGGTCTTGGACGAATATTTATTACTTCCCGAAGATCTCATTAAAACTGTACTTATGCCATTCTTAGTCGCTCCTCAAGACATGAAGGAGAGAATAGAAATAAGAGAAATAGAAGATAAGCTAATTAAAGAGGGCAAAATGAAAGAGAGCCAGAGAATGGTATTTGAAAATGATTCTAAAATGATTGCTCTTTCCTCTGCCTCTTACACGTTTGAAAATTTATATAAACAATATAAAGAATGGACAGACAAAATTTACTCTAAAGAATCTATAGACGCAGATTATTTTATTTCACAAATGGGTTATGAGTCCTTACCGGAGCATATGATTGATACGACAATTATCGAAGAGGCTCAAAATGGTGGCCAAAGTCATTCTAGTTTTTTACGTGAATATTGCGCTCAATTTACTGACGGCTCAGATAGCTATTTTAGCGCAAAGAAAATGTATGAATGTACTATCCCTGATGGAGAGTTACCCAGCACAAAAATAGTGGGAGACTCAGGAGCTAAGTATATTTTAGCTATTGACCCTAGTTTTTCTAATAGCCCCACTTCTGACTATTTTGCTATGTCTATTTTAGAATTGAATGACGAAACTCAACAAGGGACTCTTGTTCATAATTATGCTGTTGCTGGCGGAAATCTAAAGGATCATATTCATTATATGTATCATGTTGTCAAAAATTTTGATTTAGAAATGATCGTTATCGATAATGCAGGATATCAATTTATTGATAGCTGTAACGAAAACGCCCTTTTTAAAAAGGATAAAATTGAATTAAAATTCTTTGAGTTTAAAAGCGATGCGGACGGGGCAGATTATCAAAAAGCATTAACGAAAGTAAGAAGGCAATATAACAAAGAAAACCAAACTATAGTGTTTAAACAAGTATTTACTTCAGATTTTATTAGACAAGCGAACGAGCATTTACAAGCCTGTATAGACCACAAAAAGATTTGGTTTGCTTCTAAAACCGTCGCTAATCCGGAAGCTTTTAATCGGTATTCTGGCAAAAAAGTAACCTTAAAACATATCGGAGAAAAAAGCCTTATAGAATTTATAGAGGCTCAAGACGCATTAATATACCAAACGAAGAAGCAGTGCACCTTAATCGAAGTAAAGTCAACGGCTAGGGGTACACAGACCTTTGACCTCCCCTTGCATTTAAAACGCTCCACAAGCTCGTCTAGAGCCCGCAAGGATAATTATACGACGCTTATGTTATCTAATTGGGGAGTTAAAAGTTATTATGATATCATGTCCAAACCGCTTGACGATAATACTGGCACTTTTGTTCCAAGGATGATATAATTAGTGTAATAACAAAAAGATGAAAAAAGGTCAAACAAGGTTAAAACAGACTAAACCAGTAAAAGAAGAAATCGTTGCTACTTCTGCTCAACCGCTCATGACAGAAAGCACAGCTTCTTATTCGGCTCGGCCGACAAGGAGTCGCAGGAATAAAGCAGGAAATATAGAAAGAACGGACAGATTTAGTAATATTGAAAGCGGAATCGTCCCCTTTAATTATAGTACAACCGGATACGGCAGTAAAACATCTAATATTGACATTAGGGATACAGTTATGCTGTGTCAAAAAGCTTATTATAATTTTGCCGTATTTAGGAACGCCATCGATTTGATGACTGAATTTTCTATTAGCAAGCTCTTTATGAGAGGCGGAAGTAAAAAGTCTCAAGTTTTCTTCGAGGCCTTCTTCGATAAAGTCGACGTTTTGTCTTTAATGGATAGATTTTTTAGAGAGTATTACAGAAGCGGTAATGTTTTTGTTTATAGGTACGACGGGCTTATTAATAAAAAGGACCTAAATAGAATGAGTCAGACCTTCGGAGTGTCAAGAGCAAACACAAAGTATTCTATACCTCTTAGGTATTCGATTTTAAATCCTGCGGATATACAGGTGGGAGGAAATATCTCATTTGCTAATAGTCAATATTACAAGCTGGTAAATGGCTATGAATTAGAAAGACTTAGAAACCCAAGAACGGACGAGGATGCGAGCGTTTTTGAAAGTCTCCCGGAACAAATTAAAGATCAAATTAAACAAAAAAGCGCTAACGTGACTATTCCGCTAGAGCAAGAAAAAATTAACGCTGTATTCTATAAAAAACAAGATTACGAACCATTCGCTGTTCCCATGGGATACCCAGTGCTAGATGATATAAATTGGAAAGCGGAAATGAAGAAGATGGACATGGCTGTAGCAAGAACTATGCAGCAGACTATCCTGTTGGTCACCATGGGTACCGAACCCGATAAGGGGGGCGTTAACCAACGGAACTTGGCTGCCATGCAGGACTTATTTACAAACCAATCTGTAGGCAGAGTATTAATCGCGGATTATACTACAAAAGCTCAATTTGTCATCCCAGAGGTAGGGAGCATTTTGGATGCAAAAAAATATGAGGTAGTAAATAAAGATATAGAACTGGGATTAGGAACAATTATCACTGGCGGAGCAGAAAAATTTGCAAATCAAAGCGTGAAAGTAGAAATGTTCATGGCTAAGTTAAAACAGGCGAGAGAGGCCTTTCTGCATCAGTTTTTGATTCCCGAAGTCAAGCGGGTCGCTAAAGATTTGGGTTTTAAAAATTACCCTACTCCTTATTTTCATAAGCTATCTTTAAAAAATGATGATATTATGGCTCGTATATATGCAAGACTAATTGAAATGGGTATTTTAACTCCAGAAGAAGGCATGGAGGCCTTAGACACAGGAAGACTGCCGACAAATACAGAATCTATTGAGTCTCAAGAAGCGTTATTAAAATTAAAAGAGAAAGGCTTTTATGAACCCATGGTGGGCGGGCCTCAAACTCAAATGGAACTGGCAGACAAGCAGGCCGATGTTCAAATTGAGATGCAAGATAAAAACCTTAAGACTCAAGAAAAAATAAATCATGAAAAAGTAAAACAAGCCGAAAAATCTAGCAAACAAAACGCGTCTCCTGCTAAGAAGCCGGGGCAACAAGCGGGAAGGCCTTCGGGGACGAGCTCTCCGCAGACAACAAAGAAAGTTTCTCCGATCGGGGCCAACGAATCTTATTCAGTTCTTAAGGTTAAAGACAATTTCGCTTTAGCGGACAAGTTATATAGAAAAGTAGTCACCTCTTTAAAACGTAAGCATAAAATTAAAGAATTATCAGAAAGCCAAGAAGGTATAGCTTTTGAAATTACGAAAACGATTGTGGCCAACGAAGAATCTTCAAATTGGAATAAAAAAGTAAAAGACTATCTCAAAAGCCCAATTGACACCAACCCGGAAAGAATTGCTAAGATACAAAAAATATCTTATGATCACCAAGTAGACGATTATCTAGCCAGTATTTTATACATTAGTAAAATATGATATTATGTCCAGAAATAGAATTATACATAATGTCCAAGAGGTCCTTGTTGGTTCTCCAGACGGTGAAGATGATGCAATCGTAACGGGAATAATTGGGCATCAAATTTTAAAAAGATTAAACCTCGTTCAGTCTTTTAATTATACCGTCGGCACTAAAACAAATACGGCTGATGTCTTAGGAAAATCTGCTCCCATAGCGGAAAAAGTAGATCGGCCTCCGGACATAACATTAGATTTAAGCTATTATTTAGACGGAGTGAACAACGAAAAAAGGTTAGGGCTCACATGCGCAAATGGAGCAACTACAACAGACCTTTGGAATAAAAATATAATTCACGAAATAACTGATAATTCAAGAGATAAAGACAAAAGGAATATATA